GTCCGCGCGTCTACCGACGTGGTGTTCCAGAACGCCCGCTTGGCGTGGAACGTCTCGAAGAAATACCCTTGGTTGCGCCTGGGGTTGCTGAACGCGAACCAGTAGCGATCCAACACGTTCTCGGTAAAGAACCCCGCGCCCACCGCCCAGATCGGGTCCGGTATGCCGCTCGCCTCGTCGAAGATCAGCAGCATCCCGTCGTGGTTGTGGACGCCCGCGTAGCTGTCGGGGTTCTCTTCAGACCACAGCTTGCCCTCCGCCGCCCAGTAGCGCGTGCCTTTCTTCAGGTCGCGCTCGACCAGTTCGCACAGCCATTTGGCGGGCATTAACTTGGTCGCGCTGATCTCCCACCAGTGTGAGTTGATGATCATGGCCGTCCACTTGGTCAACTCGCCCCAAGTCACGGACCTAAGCTGCGCCTCCGAGTTGGCCGAGATGATGCTGGTCGATCCAATGCGCGTCGAGAGCATCCACAGGATCAGCCAACTGACCAGCGCCGACTTGCCGATGCCGCGCCCCGACGCCACTGCCTTACGCAGCGTGTCCATCTGCACTTGGCCCTTGTTGGCCTTGATGTGGTCGGAGATTTCCCGCAGCACCTTGCGCTGCCAGGTGCGCGGTCCTTTGAACTTGTGCAGCGGCGTGTTGGGCTTACCCCACGGAAACGCGAACAGCACAAACTTCTCAGGATCGTCCGCTATGCCAGGCGACCACAACTGCGACATCAGCAGTTGTTCTTCGTTGGACTTATAGATCGGCAGTTGCGCCATACATCAGTTCCCGGTTGATCGGCTCAGCAGGGTCATGCTCGATCAAGCGCGACTGAGCGTCCGCCAGCGCCTGAGTAATGCTGATCTTCTGGTAAACGTCAATGGTGATCTCTTGCTTGGCCGTCCAGCCATGCGTGTGCTGCAAGATTGCCAACGCCGCCTTGGCGTCGCCCGCTCGCGCCGCCTCGTGCAGTTGCGCCGAGATCTCCATCTCGCCGTCCGCGCGGCCCTTTTGTTCCGCCATCTCCGCCAATGGGTCAAATTGGCATAATTGGCGGTACTCGACCGGCTGCATACCCGCAGCTAACGCCAGCGTGTCGCCTTTCAAGCCGTGACGCGCGGCGTGATAAATTGCGTCCAATCGCGCCTCAGTCGCCTGAAGCTTGCGCGGTTCGTGAGGGAGCGTGTGCCATGTCATGTAAGACATTATATATCATGCGTCTTGGATTGTGAAATTCGTTTTTAAAAAAAAAATTTTCTGCGGACCCTCCGTGACCGTGACCGGGCGGGCCAAGGCCCTGCCCCCCCCTTCAAACATGACCTAAGCAATAGGGCAGGGGCGAGGGGCGAGGGGCGAGGGGCGAAGGGCGAAGGGCGAAGGGCGAAGGGCGAAGGGCGAAGGGCGAAGGGCGAAGGGCGAAGGGCGATTGCACAAATGAGCACATGGCGAGCATGTCACGCTATGCATCGCGCCTTGGGGGCGATTGCACAAATACACACATGGCGAGCATGTCGCCTTGCACATTGCAGGCGATAGGATGCGTGGGGGCGTCGTGGGCGAAATTGCACGATTGTCCTTATTGCACACCGGGTTTTAATCGCTCGCTATACGCGTCAGTCTATACTACATTCTATATATGTATAATTATTAAGTTTTTCCACCTAAATACAGTAGAGGTGTATATAAATGCAATTTCGCCTTGAAATCCCTGACAATCCGCGCGTTTCGCCCCATTCCCACTCTGGCGACGCTGGCGCTTTTTCTAATCAATTTTTTATGCAATTTCACATTTTTCTATTGACCATGCTAGAAAATCGTTTACATTGATTTGTAGAGCGCCAATCAGAGCGCCGAACGCGAAAGGCACACAAAATGATCAAGACAGCTCAAGACATGCTCAAGGCGCTTAAGCGCGCGCAATTCACTGGCGTAATTTTATATGATGGCGCAAGCGCGCTTGATGGCGCGCCGATTGTCGTGATCGCTAATCGCATCACGGCCGCCAGCACGAACGCCAAGACTGGCGCAATGGTTCAGACTTTTATCATTCGGTCCGATATCGACCCGTTGTCGGCGCTTAAGACCGGCTTCGACGCCAGCGTTTGCGGCGATTGCCAACATCGCCCTGCGAACAACGGCTCTTGCTATGTCAACGTCAGCCGTTCTGTAATGTCCGTGTACGGTGCGTTCAAACGTGGGCGATATGCGCGCGCTGGCGTCGATTTCGACGCGCGCATCATCCCCGCGTTGTTTGCCGGTCTGGCGTTTCGGATCGGAACTTACGGCGATCCAACGGCCGCCCCGTTCCAGACTTGGCGTCGTGCTACCGTCAACGCCAGCGCAATCAATGGTTACTCGCATCAATGGCGAAACAAGAAATTCGCCGCGTTCAAGCTGCTTTGCATGGCGAGCGCCGATAGCGAAGCCGATCACACGGCCGCCCACGCCATGGGCTGGCGTACGTTCCGCGTCAAGACGCCAGACGCGCCTCGCCTTGCTGGCGAGGTGACGTGTCCCGCGTCGGAAGAGGCTGGCGCCAAGACAACTTGCGCCGATTGCCGCGCGTGCGGTGGGACTGGCGCAAAGGCCAAGGCTTCGATGGTGATCAATGTTCACGGTGTAACGGCGAAACGCTTCGCTAACGCGTGACGCGCAAACATGGCGCTTGTCAACGCAAGCGCCATGATGTAAAACAATCTCCTGCAATAGAAGGAACCGAAACCATGCAATCCTACATCGATCGCGCCGCGCGCTTGGCTCGCCAGAATTACGTTCTGGATTCGGCGGCTTATAGTGCCGACTGGAATAAGCTTGAGGATGAATTGCTTGCGCTGCCGCGCGCGATGCAACACGAACTGGTCGATCTGGCAATCAGCGTCACTCCCATGACGGGCGCCGCGATGGTCATCACTTGCATCCTGCAATTCGAAGAACTGTCCTGCGACGACGCTGCTTAACCCTAACAATAGGAACCCACGCCATGAATAATCCCGGCTTCTACGTTTACCAAGGCTCAAGCGGCGACTGGTATATCGAGTGTTTGACAAGCGCGCGCGAACGCATTGGGCTCGACCTAATCCGCAAGACTGACGGCGTATGGTCAACCAAACAAGCGGCGTTCGATGCGCTCGACGTGGCGCTTAACGTTATGACGCCAGGCGAGGCGGCGTATCGCGAAGATATCCGCCGCCGCCCAACTTATGACAAGGGTGCGCCCCGCCCGACGTGGGCCTCGCTTGAAACCTACGCAAAGCAATCATGGGAGCGCAATCCGACGCCGCGCGAATGGAACGCGCCCGCGTTAACCTAAGCTTAACCGGCGCGCGCTACAGTTAGCGCGCGTCATCCCGACGCCTTGGGGGCCACACCATGCGCGTAACGCCTATAACACCCGTAACACCACCCGCTCGCACCCCGCTACGGCGTCCGACGCCGCAACCGCCGAAAGATCCGCACCATGATCGCAATCATCGAAGCAATCCTGACCCTGACCTGCATCGCGACCGTGGGCGCGCTACTCGCCCTGGCCTTTATATAGATATCGAGGTTTGAACATGATCGACAAATCCGAATTGATCGACGCGCTAAACGAAGCGTTGAACGGCCTCACTGTAGGTTGGATGCTTGGCAATGTAGCCGACCCGACCGAACGCGCGCGCTTGCAAGCGCCCATCAACGCCGGGACTAACGCCGTGCTGGCGATGCTGGATTTACTGGACCCCGTAAAGAAGGACGCCTGACCATGGCAAAGCGCAAATCCTACATCGACCGCGACGCAGCGGAAAATCAGAAACCCTATCCCCACCTCGCTGGGCTCGACCGTTACAGGCGCAATCCAGACGCTGACCGCCGCGCGTACGGCCAGGCCGTCATGGCCGCCATCCGCGCGCTACAGGCGCGCGAACTGGCGCGCGAGCTGCCGACGCATCCGTGCCCCTGCGCGTCCGGCGTGTGGGCGAGCGATGGCCGCGAGATCTTGCGCGCGGTGCGCGCTCAGAACCGGAGGACGTGACGTGATAACAACCGAAATACACGACGACCGCACGCGCACCGTGTTCTACTACAAGCGCTTGCTGGGCCACTACGGCCCCGTGCGCTACAAGCGCACCGGCTCACGCGCCTGGCGCTGCGTCAGCGTCTTGGGCGCGCTGGGCTACGTCGCAAACGAGCGCGACGCGCGCGCCTGGCTCATGGAGATGGTCCCATGAGCGTCGATTACTTCCTTGCGTTGAGCGACCATTACAAGGACGTGCGCGCCAGGCTGGACGGGCGCGCGCCGCCTCGCCCGACATTCACCGCACCGCCCGCACCGCCCGCATCGCCCGCACCGCCACCGCCACCACCGTTGCCGCCGCCACCACCACCGCCGCCGCCCGACCCGCTGCCTGGCGTCACATGCTCGCCTGACACCAAACGCGCCATCTTGGCGATACTGGATCGGCGCGGTATGACTTGGGCGCAGGCCAACGCTCGCAGCAACGCGCACGCCCACGCCAACGCCCGCGCGGAGATCTACGTCTTGCTGCGCGAGCGCGGATGGTCCTATCCTCGCATTGGTGCGCTCATGGGCGGGCGTGACCACACCACCATCATCACCAGCGTCCAACGCTACCACGCCAGAAAGGAAAGCAAATGAACGTCGATCAGATCCTAAGCGACCGCGAGCAGACCCACGGGCTGTTCCGTGAGGTGGCGGACTACTCGCAAACTATCAAACGGTTGATGCGAACCTCGCGCAACTGGGATCGGTTGGACGTGACGCAGGCGCAGGCGTTGGAGGTGATCGCCGACAAGATGGCGCGCATCCTGTGCGGC